CCCGGTGAAGGGAATAGACGCTTCCCAACGTGGGATGAGAAGGATGAACCCGAGATTAGGGACATGAACCCTATCAAGAAGTTCATCTTGAAAGTTTTCAAAATCGAGGAAATCGATCATGAAAAGTTCCGAGAGGAAAATAAATGGGCTATTCGCCCGGGTAAGAACAAGGATAAAGACAGTGATCCTTAAATACTAAATGTCCCTCGCGCTCACTTTCTTCATTCCTACTACACGCAGTGTCAAAACTCGGGCATTCAAAGATCCGGCACAATACGACACAGAAGTCAATGCAGCGCGTGGTTTCAAAACCCCAACTCACACCCACAAAGAAACCAAAAAAACAAATCACACCATCCGTGTTGAGAATGGTGTCACTTATGACCCCGATCAGTATGATATCGAAGAGAATACCGAACGACACATCATGAAAAAGAATGAAAAAATTAATTGGTAACTACTTCAAGAATGAAATTTTTATCAAATGCACCTAGAGTAATCTTTCCCTCGTCCACAAGACGCTTAATCGTATCACCAACCTTTAGGTTTTCGTTATACGCATCAGTGTGTTTTGGATCAGCTGGTAGGTTTGGCATGAGCATATTGAACGCCATCATTTTCTTGGCCATCGGGATTTCTTTATCTTGAAGTACACGCAAAATGTCTTTGGGAATATTGGAAGGATCCATTATTGATTACTTGGACTTTTTCTTTAATTGGTTACTCTTGGATTTTGGTTTTTTAGACGAACGATCCTTCACATGTTTCACTAAACTGACGGCGGCGGCACTTTGTGCAACTGTAGAAATAAGGGCTCCTGTGCAAATAGGACACGGCATCTTATAACTTTACCAAAGACAATTCTGATCCTAAGTGACTCTCAATATATTCTAAAAACATCGACAAACATGGAAGCTCGTAAGGACAAACTCAGAAGCATTCTCAAAAAAGACTCTCCTCTTCTTCGAGAAATTCAGGAAGAGTGTAAGATTCAGGTTGAACAGAAAAGTAGATGTGTCAAACAGCTATCAAGTAAAGGTCTCCCAATTGTCTTCAAAAATATAAAGCTTAAATTCAATCCTGATACATTCATCGATTTCAGGAAGAACACGGTACTTACAAATCTGACACGCGATTTTTTCAAAACTAAAAAGAGTGAATGTCCGGGATGTGGTGATTGGTGTGGGCGGTTCGAAAGAGCCCATACAATTAAAGAACGACCAGATATTGCGAAAGAGGCGTTGGATAACGTCATGATAAGAAATCAAGATACTGGAATGTTCGAGGAATCGGAATTCAATCGCGAGTTTGTCGATTTACATGAGAAGTATCCAATCGTATTTCTTTGTTCCGAATGTCACAAGATTTTTGATAATGTGATTCGAAAAGAAGTCACCATGAGGAACGTGATAAACGTGATCGGAAAGATGAACGCCGCCATGCCTCACCATGAGTTTGAACTCGAACCCATCACTGAAGGTGGTATTCGTGTCAAGCCCGATGGAAAGCAGACTTGCAAAACTATTCGACTTAATGTTGAAAAGTGGCCATGGATTGGAGCTGATGTTGAAATCGATCCCGACAGACCGTTAACCTTCGACAAATTTAACAGTCCTATATTTAGGTCATTCGACGACGCCTATCAGTGGACCAAAGATGAGATGAAATGCGTTAATCTTATCTTCAAGGAAGAAGGACTGAAGAAAGTCACATATTGAGCTTTGTCACATCCACTCCGTAACCCATTTCCTCCACCACGGGGTCATTCCTGTAGTCTATTTTGTAATACACCTTTTTGATTCCACTACTCGCTAGAGCCTTGTAGCAGTTGAGACATGGATAATGTGTCACGTACGCCACACAATCATCGATGGAGGCACCCCTCTTCGCCGCATCCGTGATTGCGTTAATCTCCGCATGTATCGTAGCCTGTTCGTGTCCATCCCTCACGATAGACTTGTGTTCGCACCCACCCAGAAATCCATTGTAGCCCATACTGATGAGTCTATTGTTCTTCACGAGCACACACCCCACCTTCAGTCGATTACACGGAGATCGAACAGATGCGAGATCTGCGACGTTTATAAAGTATTCATCCCACGTAATGCGATCAGTCATTATTTTGTATTGATGTAAATCTTTATACCACCCCTTCCGACACGTAATTTGACATTCACGGGTTCGTGAATTTTGTCCATTGCACGGTGGCACTCTTTACATAGAGTGATGACCGGATACTTAGTGTGCAACTGGATAAATTCGATTGCCTGTTCGACCCAATCTTCCTCACCAAGTTCTGATTGAGAATGTTCAATCGCATTTTTTAAGATTTGTGGACGTGTAAGAATTGTATGGGCGCTATCCAAACGCTTGGTACTGGAACGGCAACATTTACAGTAATTAGTCTTGAACCCCTTGAACACAGATTGAATGATATTTGCGGGTTGGATGACCCATTTCTCTTCGGTCGTTAAAATGGTTCCGCGTTTGAAACATCGTCTATTAGTCTTCTGTAAATAGTCGTTGATGTAGTTTTCAATATCACTACAATGACTTTGAAATTCTCGTGTTTGTGGAGCTGTTTCGGGATTCATATACAATTGATAAAAGGTAGATTTTCTGTGATCGGAATTGTAGTAATTTTGAATCCATATTTTTTTTATATTAACCATATTTACGTTGATTTTGTATAAAATTTTCAAAAACTTAGGTTGACCAATGATCACTTTCTCAAGTCAGCATCCGCCGTGTAGTACGTCTTCCCCTTCGTGACGAAGCTGTGTACCCTCGCGTACCCCCACGCTTGTGGAGAGGCTCCCGGACGATGCCCGGTTCTCCACGCAGCGAGACCCCTATTATAGACCGTCTTGAGGGTCTTCAAAGGCACACCAGTAGCCTTAGCAATTTCAGGGAGAGATTTGACTCCTGGGTACATCTTTCTAAACTTTTGCGTGTAGGAAGAGGTCTTTGTTTTCTGTCCCTTGTCCGTCTCGAAAAATTTATAATTTTTCCGGAGCATCTTCTTGTAGCGGGTCTCGACCTCCTTGAGGGTGGTGAGTCCCCTGAAATATTTGAGGGGTGCGTAGATCCGACCCTCCTTTTTACGCAGCTCCCCAACCTTCTTGGTAATCTGAGCATCACTCAAGGGCATCTTACCTTTTGCCGAGATATTTTACTGCCACTTTTATATCGGGAAATAGGCGATTGCCCAACTTCACGCGCCCTGAGTTAGGATTGTAGTACCCACTGTATCCCTCGAAAGTTGCCCGAATAAAATCACCCATATAAAAAATACAACATTATTTTAATAAGTCAGGATGGGTCTCTCAATTATCATGGGAAATATGTTTTCGGGGAAAACTTCAGAACTTATTCGAAGGTTGAAGCGACTCAAGATTCTGGGTAAGCAAATTGTGGTTGTGAATTCTGCAAAAGATACACGATCCCCCGATGAAGTCCTCAAAACCCATGATAATGTCAAGTTTGATTGTCACAAGGTGATCAACTTGTATGAACTACTGGGAAAGTGTGATTTTGAGGATGCCGATGTTGTCGCGATCGATGAAGCACAATTTTATCCCGATCTTAAACATTTTATCGTGACGTGTATGGATATGGGGAAGGATGTGATCATCGCGGGTCTAGATGGCGACGCATTTCAGAGGAAATGGGGAGAACTTCTTGATTGTATCCCAATTGCTAGTGAAGTTACGAAGTTATCAGCACTGTGTAAATATTGTCGGCACGAGACCCCTGGTCCATTCACAAAGAGAATTGTAGAAGACCGAGAACTCGAACTCATCGGTGGGAGTGACTTGTACGTGGCAGTGTGTCAGAAACATCTTTGACAATCACATAGTGAGGTGTTGTGTTAATCAGAGAACTTGACCGAAGTTTTTTTAGTTTGCAGTTACCACCGAGAGACGCGCACCACTCTCTGGGTGATTTCATGTGTTCAATTGTATGTGTGGGTTGGTGGAAAAAGATGTAGTGTATTTTTGCCACCATTTTTTGGTAAAATGTTGTCGGCATATCTTCCACGATGACAATCTTCCCCCTTGACACTCGTGTGAGTTCTTTTAGGATGTTTTCATTGTGGGGTATGTGATGCAAAACAAACATCGAGACAACAACGTCAAAGGAATCATCTTCGTATGGAAGTGTGTGTCCATCGTAGACATCCGCTTCACCACAACTTTTTTGTATATCGATACTCGTGACATCATTCCGAGTACCTAAATATTTCGAAAGTTCACACTTACCAGCACCAAAATCTAAAACCTTGGCACCTTTGGGTATGTACTGTACAATTTCATCAAAGTACTTGTCTCTGTTCATGATATCTATGTAAATCAGAGACAATACAAGTATGAAAATGAGTAGCAAAATCACCATACTTTACTGATACATTTTAAAATCTTTTGACATCCAAAATCAAAACAACTCTCCGACCCTGACCAGTCTTGGTAAGTTCGTGGTATCGTGCATGATCAAAGAGGTACTCCTCACCTTCCTTGTGTACGTGAGGTCCCTTCTCAGTATAGAGTGTACAGTCACCTCCACCCTCTATAGTAAGATGATACCGAAGTAGGATGTTTGTCTCTGCACGATGCGGTGCGATAGTCATTGGACCTTCAACAACTGCGAAGAGTGCCGTCTCTTTGTTTATACAAGGAATCTGATCGATGAGATTTTTTAAAAGTGGAAAGTTTTCAGCTCTGTAGAAGTAGTATCGCTCATTCTTCTCAAACCATGGATCAAGATCGTGGAAGTATTGTTTCTCAAGTTTCTTGGAAACTTTCCCAAACTCTTTTTGAATCTTTCGAAAATGAAACTTGATGAGCCATAGACCTGGATGATCTAGAACCCTATAGTTTGAAAATCCAGTAAGTATGTCAATGATCGTGTTTCGCATACCTACCAGGGGTCGTCGTGGGTTCTGAAAATACAGGCGGTCGATGGGTGCCTTTAGGTAATCATGGAGAACCAAACCCACTGGTACCAGGAGGAGAGGCCACATTATTTTCTCTACAGATAATAAAAATGCCCGGATACGGTAAAAAGATGGAAATGTATGCTCCCGCCCCTGTCGAAGAAGTCGAGACTGTCGAGAAGCGCTTCGTGATGCCCAAGATGCCCGCTCTCACTGTGGTTCAGATTATGCTCGTCGCCACTATTGCTGTGTATGCCTACACTGCGCGTAAGATGAATGGTGTCGTTGTCTCCACCCTCGCCCTTACTGTTGCCCTCCTCCACGTGTACGACCACATGTACCGTGTGAAGCGTGGCCCTGAGCAGCTTTTCTTCCTCCCCAAGAAGGAAGCTTACGGTTGCATGGCGTGCAAAAAATAAATACTCATAAAAGATAAGTATGCGCGTCAAGATTATAAAGAGCCCTGATCGTAAGAAAAAGTTCAGGGCTGTCTTAGAAGACGGCAGGACTGTTGACTTTGGTGCCAGTGGATATTCTGACTACACCAAACACAAGAATCCTTCACGTATGCGTTCCTATGTACTCCGCCATGGTGGTCGAGTACCCAAGAGGACAATAGCAGAGAGAGATCCAGAACGGATCCACAAAATGATGCTCGATGTGACATCGAGTGACAAGGAAGATTGGAAGATGAGTGGTATCGGTAGGGCCGGTTTCTGGTCCCGCTGGTACCTCTGGGGTCATCCATCGTATGAGGGTGCTAAAAAGATCATCACAAAGAAGTTTGGGGTTACTTTTGACAAAGTTCCCTAGCAGAGTATCCAATTAGAGTCATTGGAAGACTAGATGATTCCAATGCACGTTGTGCCACAGTCGCAGGGTTTTTCATACCACCGATGGTTAGTATATCACCAGGTTGGTTATAAGGAGGAGTAGTTCTAGAAGCTCTAAGTTTTTCGGCAGTAGCACAAAATGCCTTAACATCATTAGGGTTTGATTTGCTAATCTTATCCATTTCCAACTCTCTTTCCTTACTGGTTTTCAGAGCATCGGTTCTTTTCTTAACAACATCCCTTAAAAAGGGTGAGTGGTTCTTGAATTCTCCAATTCCCGACACCTTCAAGAAGTGTGGTCCAGTCCTGGGAATAAGACCAGCGAAGAAGGCGGCGGCTGAAGAGGACGATGAACAACAAGAACAACAACACATCATCAGAAGTATTGTACCCAATTTCAGCTTCATATACCTTTATCACTTATTTAATTTTGCGAGTTCCAAAGCACGTTTCACAAACGCCTTATCCCGTTTAATCTTAGGATCCGCGACAATAAGACGCAACAACGTGGCAGTGGGGATCTTGGGGGTGTTTCCCGTTGGTTTAGGCATCTTCTTCAACTTTTTCTTCGCTTCCTGAAGTTGTTTCACACCTGGCATTTATTATGGGCGGAGACCTTTTTTCGCGAGAGTCGCTTTGAGCTCAGCCATAAGTTTGGCACGTTTATTGTTTAGCATGGGTTTCCTAGGTGGAGGAGGAGGGGGTGGGGGTGGAACACGAGCGCCTTGAGGCCTGGGTGTCGCCACAGGAGCAACTACGGTTTGACAGATACGAATAACTTTTTGGGCGTTCTTCACACTGTTCTCAAAGTTCATAGTAATCTT